CAGAGATTGCATCGTAAGTGGTGGCAGTGATACTACGAAGTACAAGGTTTACCTGTAGCTGGTAGTCTTCAATACCAAAGCTCCATGCTACAACCTCAAACCGTTCAGCAGACCAGTTAAACCTGCTATTGGTAAAACTCACAATATCACCAACCTGTAGGTCAAAAGCATTAAGACCAAAGGTGCCAGATACCGTAATCTGACTACGGTTCTTCTCAAGAGCAATGTTGGCCAGTCTCTGAGCCTCGTAGGGCGTATCAGTAAACGGTAAGGCCAAGTCCATTGTACTTTCTAAGCCACCATCAATGTTGACAAAGTTAGTGCTAGTAACTGTAGGATAGTCAGTGAACTGGTAGTTGGTAGATGGCCCCCGGAAGGTGCCTCGTACAGCATTAAAGTTGTCCCTACGAGAGTGTCTTGTAGCCACAGAGATAGGAGACCGTAGATCATCCTCAGTAAGGGTCTTTACTGGTGTGGTGTCTTCTCCAGCCTTCATACGCCACTTACCCTGTGAGTACCACAGGTAACCAGCACAAGAGGTCATAAGCTGTGCAATAACGTCTACAGGAGGCTGAGAGGTGGTCCAAGCACCATTGCAAGTGTATCTGTTAGAAGCTAAAGTAGCGGGAGGATTATCAGGGTCAGTTACGTTTACAGTCTCGTCACAGCGATTAGCAGCAGTGTCTACAAGAGTGTCATCAATGTTAGCATCATCTTCCCCAAGTCCATAATCATCATTGGTCAAAAAGTCTCTAACAATAAGCGCAGGATTGTCTGACCACTCCCAAGTAGTAGGATCAGCAGCATCATGCCCTGCTTCCCGAGGATCATAAACCTTCTTACCCTTGATAAGGGCAGTGACTTCTGGTAGTCCCTCGTCCCATACATCATCAGCGTAGGTGAAGATAATAGCTAGATGAGCAATGCCCAACAACCTGTGGCTAGAAGTCCACTCGCTACTAAAACCTGAAAATGTTCCATTCAGGCTTGTAGTATGTCCACCAGTTACTTTACGGACTTTAAGGTAGTTGTTGAACTTGGTTGTGGTGTTGCCAACTACATCCTCGCCCTTCTCATTAATCTCTTGAGCGTAACTAACACTGTCTCCGCTAAAGACCAGTCTATACTTGCTGCCAAGATATACCTCTTCAAAAGACTCGATTTCATGTCCTGCATAGGCAATGATGCGACTAAGATTTTCGTTGTTAGTGCCATGAGCATCATCAAAGACTACAACACCACCAACCTTAGTCTGGCCATAGATCACCTGATGATGTAGTGCTGCACCTCTACGGTTGACGTTATAACCACCAAACTTAGGTTCAGCAGCACTAGGCCCCATAGCACTAGAAAGAGCATCGGCTGTGGCTTGCTTGGCAAGGTAGGAACTGGCAAATCCTCCTACAAAGCCTACAGCCCCAAGCACTAGCGCCCCTTGTACTCCTCCCCTAAGAAAACCAGAAGCAGCCCCGCTTAAACCACCAATGAGACCTCCTACAAGGCTCTGACCCATATCAGTCTCCTATATACTTAGAATAGATGCGCTCTACCAAAGAGAACTTCAGGAACTGCATCAGATTATCGAAAGGTTTATGTACCTTTGTATTGATAGCCAAGACTGAGACACCATCTTCTTTGAGACACTTCTCTGCAAACTGTATCAGCTTGATACCAGCACGACCTTTGCGGTAGTCAGGGTGCAGAAAGATAATGTCATTAGAAGCAAACAGATGGTCTTTGTAGTGCATGTTGTATTGGATGATGACTACAAAGTAACCCACCAACAAGTCACCTTCTCTAGCTGTAAATATCTTCAGTACACCAGCTTGTTCTAAGGTGTGGTAGGCGTCCCAGTCTGGGTTTAGTTTAATCTTGTCTTTGTTAAGGGCAATATCTTCCCAATGCTTTTGTATCAGTGGTCGGATGTCGTCCTCAACCGTAGCTAAGAACTCTTGTTGATACCTCATTCAGGTTTAGCTCCCCAAACAATCTTCTTAGTCTGTAGTCCCGATATAAAGTCTAACCCCTTGTCGGAGGGATATTGGCTCTTTTGATAAGCTGAAGTGTAACGATTAGCTGAAGGACGCTCCAAAGCTACCAGCTTGTTCTCTACAGATAGAGTGATTGTGGTGGTCTCTGGACCCTCATCAATGGTCATCTGGTCCATATACCCGGAGAAGACTTCCTCAATATTGCTAGGTGTACTCCCGTTCATAACACCAAAGTATATCTTACACTTTCTACCCTGATAGGGGGTACTGAGTGCCTTCTGGAAGAGAGTGCCACTGTTATTGTCAATACCACTGAGGGAAATAGTAGCTCCCTTAGCGGAAATATCTCCGGTCTCTTCTACAGTGTCCATCTGCAACAAGTCACCAAGACCTGTGTAGTTTTGGCTACTACTGTCTGATTCTCTTGTTAGACTACGAGTACCTACCCCATTCCAAAGATACACTTGGTTAGGAGAGTCAAACAGAAGGTCAATAGCAAAGAACGGCTGAATAACATCAGCCGCCAATGCCGTGGTAATTGTCGAGTTTAATGACCTACTCATTTGAGTGCAGTCTTAGCCGTTACTCGACCGTAGACAGCCAATGCACCACCACCTACAGTGATAGCTTGCATGATAAGTTCTACAATCGTACCCTGAAGCTCAGGGGTTAGTGGGATACCAGTAGAAGACAGGGCAGAGGAGATAAGCATAACAACTACACCCCATACAGTCTTAGACATCCACCATTGTTTTTGGTCCAACATAGTAATTCTCCTTAGTTAAAGTTCTTAACTTCATCCGGTGTAGCATCCACAACAGCCTGTGCTGCTGCTCGCTCTTCAGTGTCCCGAATGATCTCTGGGTTATCTACAGTCTCAACAGTAGGCTCTGCTTCTGAGTCTTCCTCATTGTAGACAAGGATTTCCACAGTGGCAGGCAGCGGCTCAACAGCAGTCTGGACCACAACTTCGTGCAGTACGTCTTCCATTTCGCCAGTCTCTTCGTTGTAGACCTGTTCGCCGGTCGGCTGCATTTCGGTCAGCTCAGGACGCCCATCGGCTAGCACGTATTGGTCGAGCCGTGCGGTGGCCTTGCGGTATTCTTGCAGTTGCCAGTTGAACGTGTTGTTTTCCCTGTTGATGTCGTGGTTGGTGCTGAACGTCGCCATGAAAGCGTCGAACTGCCCGTCGCCAAGGCGGATGGACTTTTCACGCTTCTGGTCAGGCCAAGACCGCCGAATGTATTTTTGCGCACGACGCTCAAGCTGAACAGGGGTGAGGTACTGGTCGCCTTTGTTTACGAATAAGGTCATGCTCGTACTCCGATGACTGTGTTGCGTGCGCCGGGGTTCGCTACGGTAGGCTTGACGTAATAGTTGAAACCGTCAAATGTCACTTCGTAGTCTTCGGCTGATCCTTCACGTTGCAATACGCCATCGTCGTAAACGTGCAGTGGCTTCCAGCCTTTCGGCATGGTGAATGCTACGTCCGTACCGTCTGATGGGTAGACGGAGATGTTGTCGTAAAGACCGTAAGCACCAGACGTCGGCATGTTATTATTTACGGCAATGTAAGTGCTTGTCCCTTGTGCGGTAAATGTAACAGTCAATAATTCTGGTGATAGGTTCACGCTGGTAGCATATCCCAAATTACTGGCACCAAAAGTTATTCCAGCCCTGACCTGACCATTCGTAATTCCGCTGCCACCAAGAAAATTAACCGACAGTGTGTATGTTTTGCCCGCTACAGTGGTAATAGTTTGAGAAGCCATTCCATAGTCGGTTGCACCATTTGTTACTTTTAGCCTGTTGGTATCTACTGATAGTGTGCCAGATAAAATGCCACTCCACCCGCTCGTATCCGCATCAAACGTCCCATTCGTCACCAGATTGTCGAAGTGAAACTGCCGTTCCTCGTAACCCTGCTGGGCCTTCAGTTCCGTCAGTTGTTCACGAATGTTGATCGCTGGTTTGCTTATTACGACGCCCATTTATTTACCCTCCACGACGAGGCCATCTACGGCGCTGATCGCTGCTAGTGATTGACTGTCTGTGCCTGTGTGTTCTTCGACCCGTCTGAGACCTTGGAACACACTGCGACCACCGGACGTGCCTACGTGCAGCAGGTTCGTGTCAGGGTCATGCGCAAGGGCTGTCACGGCGTCTGATGATCCGGTGAGGGTGGCCTTGGCGTTCTCTTGGAACAGGGGCCGTTCGTCTTCGTAGATTTTGGCGATCTGGTCGGCTGTCGGGGCTGTGGCTGAGATGCGCCAGAGGGCTAGGGAGCCGCTGCCAAGCGGCGTGGTCCCATTGTACCTTATCCCAAACCTAGTCACTGCATCAGTATCCGTAACCGATGCGGAACTTGCTACCGACCCGACGCTTGACCCATTTACATATGTTGTGAGAGTCCCAGAGTCTCGGACCATAACAATGTGGTTCCAAGTATTGTCGGTAAACGTGTGTGAGGTCGTGTATACGCTCTCGCCCTGCACCTTAACTTGGAGCGGTCCATTGTTGTTATAGACAAAAAAAGTTTCACCCGATGCTGAGCCTCGGCTACAGAGAGATCCATACGTCGTCGCATCGTCGGCGTAGTACCACCCCATCACACAGAAGTCACCCGTACCAAAGTCCAGATCATCATTGTACGGTTGCTCAAGGTAGTTGCTGCCGTCGAACCCGCTGTAGGCCACGAGGTCAGCCCCGGTTGCTACGGGTGCGGCGGTTATCGTACCATTCTGAGTAAGTGGGTTGTTGTTCACGCTACGGTCTGCCGTTGCGCTGTTCGCCAGAGCCGCCAGCTTGATGGAGCCGGGAAGCCAGCCTGTGGTGTAGTCGGAGGTGGTGTAGGCGACCATGCCTTCAGTTGGGGTTGTCGGGCTTTCTGCGAGAACTGTGAGGCCACCATTAGAAGCGATGGCGCCGTCCAGCGCATCAAAACTTGTGTCTCCGATAAAGGTTAGATCAGAGCTGGAGGGGGTATATGTAAAATTCCCGTATCTCGCATCTGGCTTAGCAGCCTTATCAAGTGCGGGAACTTCATTCTCACGATAGACATAGACGTATCCACCTAGCTCAATTCGGGAAGTCCAAGCTATGCCTCCATCCGATGTAAACCAAACTTTCCCCGCTTCATTCGAAGATATAGAGTAAGTCAGATCAACAACCGTCCCATCGTCCTTAATGACACTCACGCCACCGTTCGTCGCAACCGCAATCGTAGGCACCGGGAGGCCAGTCGCAGGGTCGGTCGGGGCGTCGGGCAGGACGGTCATTGCTACGTCGTTTACGTTGGCATTTCTAATTTGGAGGTTAAGTGTGCCACCTAGCCCGCCTGGTTGTTGGTCTCTCTCTGACACGTTGAATGGAAGAACGCCCACGTTACTTGTGTTAACACTAGCTCCTCTTTCTAGAACCTCAGATAAAAAGTTGACGTAGCTCAATCCATTGCCGTAACCGCCAACTAAAACACCGTTGAGCATGGCAACAGAAGTCAGGTCTCTATCAGCAGAAGTCACACCGCCAAGCGCCCCTCTATTTTGTGGGAAAATCATCCACATCGGCAGGCTTGGGTCATCCCCATCATAAATTGTGATCGTGTGTTCTTCAGCCACAATCACGGCGACGGAAGGGAACTCCTTACGAATGCCACGGATGTCCGTGTCCAGCGTCTCGTTGTACCAGCTTGTATGCTGGGTCCGGTGACGCCATGCACCACCGTCGCTGTCTTTTGACGTGTCGTAGATGAATACGTCTACGGCTGTGCTGTTGATTGTCTCGTTAATGTCTGTGAGTTTGGCTAGTACCAACTCTCGGTCGTCGTTAATTACATCGACGCCTGCTATTCTGATCGCCATCTTCGGAAACTCCTATTAGCTGATCGTTGCGTTACTTTCGACGTTGCCGACCACCTGTAGGTTGCCGCTTGCGTCTAGTTTCATTTTGTTGATGCCGCCCGTGGCGAAGTACAGGGAGCCGCCAGACTCTGTGACGGTCCAGTTTGCAAAGGAGAAGGTGCCTGCTGTGATGGTTCCAAAGGTAACATTAGACCCGCTAGAGACATCTTGGTTCACAGCATCCAGAAGTGCATCATGAGCCTGTACCGTAGACCCAATGTCACTATCGATCAGCGCATTGCTTGCGTTCTGCTTGGCATTGAGTTCCGCCTGCAGGTTGTCGATGTTGGCAATGGTGTGATTATGACTATCATCTGCGACCGCTGCTGTCAGCGTGACATTCTGTGAGCCATCAAAAGACACAGAGCCTGAGACATCCCCATCAAGGGAAATAGTACGAGCCGTGGCAAGAGTTGAAGCTGTATCTGAGTTGCCTGTAACATCACCTTCAATATCCGCTACAAGAGTGCCAGTTGTAACTGCAAGGCTTCCAGTAGAAGTGCCAGTTGCTGTAGTTGTACCTAGAGTAAACTTATTAGCAGCCTCATCCCAACCAATAAAAGCATTGTCACCTGTAGTGCCACGCTCAATAATTAAGCCAGCGTCATTTCCAGCCGCAGCCGTAAGTCCGCTAGAAAGCTCAATCAAGCTGTCCTGCACAGCTAGGTTGGTGGTGTTAATAGTGGTAGTAGAGCCATTTACGGTCAAGTCACCTGTAAGAGTGAGGCCAGTAAATTGAGGACTGTTCGCTGTGCCTACTTCCTGACCGATAGCCAGTGTTAAAGTACCAGCAGCGTCGTCATAAGTGCTGGTAACGCCTGTTCCGCCAGTAATCAGAGCGTCTACTCGGTCATCTACTCGCTCATTGGTAAAGTAGAGATTGGTGCTGCCTTCTGAAAGATTGTCAGTATCAAAACTTTCAAGACTTACAGTAGCATCAATAGCGCCATCATTATCATCATCGTAAGTAAAGCTAATGCCAGCATGAGAGCCGTTTGTTACAATTTGTCCCCCAACTACATCTTGCACACGCTCAGTGGTGTGATAAAGGTTGGTATTGCCTTCACTGAGGTCATCAGTGTCTTGGTTGGTGAGGCTTAGATTAACTCCGGTTGCTGCTGCAACCCTAGCGTCTGCTCTAGCATCGGTATAGTAGAGGTTAGTACCTTCAGAGAGGTCTCCGGTGTCCTTAGCAGCCAACCGAGTGTCGAAGGCGCTGTTGACCCTAGCATCAGTGTAGTAAAGGTTATTAGTGCCTTCAGCAAGGTCATCAGTGTCGTGGTTCGTAAGAGTGCTAACAGTACCAGTTACGTTGCCAGTCAAGTTACCTGTGACATTATTAAATATAACATCAGCATTTGTGGCTACAGACTGACCAATACTAATTTGACCATCGGTTATGGTAACACCAGTACCATTAGAAAAGTGGTCTCGTACCTCAGCAGCAGAGGGTCCGGTGTAAGTAAAAATGCCTGTGATAGGGTCATACTCTAAGGAACCATCCCCACCAGTGTTAGTAACACCGATAACACCTCGTGGACCTTCAGGGCCTTGGATACCTTGAGGCCCAATAAGCTCAAGTACAGAAAGAGTTAAGGGGGTAGACTTCAGTGGTGAGAGTTCATTGTCGTTTGTTATTACTAACTCATATTTAGGCATCAGACCCTCGTAATATCTTTAACTACTTTAATCTTGAATGTCTCGGAAGAGCTTGTGTCACCTCCAAGGTCGATGATCTGCACGTCACAATCATAAGTACGAATAGGCCACTCAGCAGTTGCAGTAGCGCTTGCACTAAGTTGGAATTGACCAGCAGCAGCGTTAATCAAAGTAAAGTCCAAGCTGCCATCAAAGTTATCAGTAACCAATAGAGCATCTGTAGAATCCCTCAACTGGCTGCTAATGGTGTAGTTGGTAATGTTTACAGCAGCGTTGTTAGCCTTAAGCTGAAGGGTAAGCTCAAGGGTGTCGCCCTGCTTGTGTGTAATAGTTGCCATTGTCTTTCCTTAAATAACTTTTACAGCGTCAAAAGAGATACCGTATGTAAATTACAGCCACAGTCCTGCGAGACCTACTTTCCAATTTCCGGCGTCATTGGAAAGAGCGCCATCCGACCACCGATTTACATACTCAATAGCCGCATCATCATTCCAAGCGGCGTGCAAGGTCGTGGTTCCTCTGGAGTAGATAGTTACAAGGTCTTGGGTATAAGAATCTCCAGAAAAAAGCTGGCGTATGTCGCCTACTTGAGAGCCGCCCTCGGCTTGAATACATTCTAACTCTAACCAGAATAAAACTGGTGCTGCACCTTGCCCATGCGTCCACGTAAGGGTGTCATTAGTAGTACCAAAGGTGCTTGTAGCTACCTTTGTCTGTCGAGCAACTGTAGGACTGCTGCCACCACCTGAGACTGTCTGAGGTTCCCATGTTGACCCTGTGCTGTTCCAAGCCAGTACCTGACCGTCCGTAGGGGAAGCCGTAGATACATCCGAGTGACTGCTTAGGGTGTGAGACGAAGGAGCAAACGTAGTAGGTACACCCGTAAGCGAGCCATAAGCACCATCGAACAATGTAGGCGCACCTACTAGGCTGCTATAGTTACCATCAAACCCTGCTACGGTCGAAACACCAGTTACGTGTCCGTAGGTATCAAACGTGAGGCCATCCACGTAGGTATTAGCGGTAGCATCGACATTGGCTTGCGTAGAGGTGTCAGCGTGAAAAATAGTGCCAGAAGAGGTTATAGGACCACCCCCAAGGCCACCACCTGTTCCCACCGAGGTCACTGTACCGGAGCCTGTGCCATCAGCACCTCTAAGGTCTCCGGTAGAAAACTCAAGACCATCGTCAGAAGTAAAGGTAACAGTGCCGTAGTCAGAGTCGTAAAAGCCTCCGGTAAACCCGGCACCAGTAGGACCAGCAGGGCCTGTAGCACCAACACCATTAAGGACACCCACAGTGAAGCCCTGTTCCCCTGCCAGAGTGGTTCCTGCAAGAGACGTATTGACAGTAGCTGTAAGGTCAAACTTAGCCATTATTCTTCGTCCCTCGTAATGTCTTCAATAACAGTGATAGTAAAAGTCTCAGAAGAACTTACTGACTCTGGTGAGGCAGATGTATCAGTAAACTCTACGTCTACGTTCATCACACCAATAGGCCAAGATTCTGTTGCCAACCTACCATCTGTAGGAGTAGGGGAGTAAGTAGCTTCACTTTTGAAGTGAAACAAGCCACCTGCGGCATTGGTCTTCACCATACTGCCATTGTTAGCATCCCAATAAAGGATAAGAGTGCCAGCAGAGTCTCTAGCTTGCGCTCGAATATCGAAATTGGTGATGTCTACAGCTACATCGTTTGCTTCAAGTGTGAAGTCTAGCTGGAAGGTATCACCACGTTTATGATTAATGTTAGCCATTATATTACCTCAACAGCATCAAATGAAATACCATAAATACTGGCATTATTAATAGACCAAGAAGTCAAGCCAGATGTCAGCCTGAACTTGCCTGTGGTAGACTGATGAACTACAGAGGTGCCAGAAGCCACAGTACCTCGAATATGAGGCCAGATGTCAGCAGTGCCAGCACCATTAGCGTCCCAGTTCACAGTGTTAAGAACCTTGTGCAGAGTTCTGCTAGAGTCTGTCCCAATCTGGATGTAGTCGCCGGGAAGAAGTACGTTGCTCTTCTCTGGGCCACCACTCTTTGTCAGGGCTACAGTCTCATCTCCAGCAGAGGCAGCAGAGGCTAAAGTAACCAATGCACCAGCGGA